ACAAGCATGTTTTTCCCTTCTAAGATAGTCTTGATCTTTTTTAGTAGGGTTTTACCATCCTCTTGTGAAAAATCAAACAGAAAAGAGTCATACGTGATTAAAATAAGCTTTGTTTTCTTTTTAATTAGTAGTTTGTTTATCTCTAATATCTTGAATATGTTTTCTTTAGTTTCTAGATTCTGAACAATGTAGTTAAATAACTTTAATTTATTCATCTCTGGCAACTTTCTTAGAATCCTTCCTGTAGGTAAAATAAGTGCTTTATGGGCATTATATTTTTTCCATTCCTGTTCTATAAATTCATTAAGAGATTTAAAGAAGTCAATATTTTGATATTGTTTTTCTATACCTCCATAAAGCTGCTTAAATGTAATAGACTTAGATTCTTTATATTGCTCAGGAGTTAATTTATCTGTATTAAAATATAACTTACCCAAATACTCGTGCATAGATTCTTTTGGGCATTCAAAATTAATCAATCCAGAAATTAGTCTTAAATGATATGCATCAAAATCAAACTCAACTAAAAAATCATTTTGAGGTATAAAACACTTTCTAAACTCTTGATCTTTTGGTATTGCTAAAAAGTTAACTCCATTAAATGAGTTGGTTGGTCTAGCAGTTAAATTATATAAGTTATAATAAGAATAAATCCGATCTCCTAATAGAGAGTATTCTTTATGCTGGAATGTGAACTTATCATGAAAGCAATTAAGATCTATTTTTATACCCGCCTCTTCTACATGTTTATACGCATCAACTAATTTATTTTGTAAATCAATATCCATTTCTAATTCAAAATAGTCTTTAACTAATTGATATAGACATTGACACTTTTCATAGTGTTTAGAAATTGGAATAATTTCATTTATAGTAGGTAGAACAGGATACTTTATATAAAAGTCTCTATGCACATTGCTATTGCATTCAAAAGAACTATATTCATTATTTTTATCTAAACAGATAAATTGAACGTCTATAGAATTAGGAAGATCTAAAAAGTAAGAATGTAATTTACTATCTAGTAGATATATCTTACTATGTTTTTGTAAAAATGACTCTACTAATTTAATATCTAGTGAAAAGCCTTCTTCATGATTGATAACAAATATATAGCCTTTCTCTGAATTATTGTAGTAGATAAGACTTACTCTAGTAAGTTTTGGGTGGTAATAATCATTTGAAGTAACTACTTGGATAAATGCCTGATCTAACATTTCTAGTTTATCCAACTGTTCTTTATCTTCAATAATGAAATACATAACCTGTTATTTAAATTAAATATAACAAACTTATCTGATCGTATGTAAACTATTTACATAGTAGGTCGTGCAAATTTTATATAGTCTCCTCCTATAAATTCTTTTATTCCTAAAAAAGTTTTATTTGCAGATTCTACTAGCCTTTCATTTGTATCAATAATACCAGCAGTTGTATTGTATTGAGATGTTCTTTTATTTCTTAGTGGGCCTTTTATTTTCCACAGTATTTCTACAGTTTGATAAATAGATATATCATAATCTGTTGTACCATTTATTATGGAATTATATTCTTCTGGTGATATTTCTATAACAAAACCATTTTGGTTTTCTTTTTTAGTAAAGTATCTAATTAAATATCCTTTTTGATAATCTTCTTCTGAAGGGACAGGATAAAAAGAATTAGGCTTACCAGGAATACGATTAGATTTTACGCCTGTTTTAGTTGCTAATTCGCTTTTTTGTTTATCTGTTATTCTTAAATTATTTAAACCAGGAGCATTATTATAAGTAATTATTCTTTTTAAAGGTTCACTAGGTCCTGTTTGAGGATTAGATCCTGTAAATGCTTTTTTATCAATGGTTTCATAATAATTACCTACATATACTCTACCATTAAGTATGTACTCTCCTCCTTTGGTATTTAAATTTTCTGTAATTCTAAATGATGGATAATATCTTAACATATTCTATTTATTTTTTTATCCTGTTGTATTAGGTCCTGTAAGTTCAACGCCTACATGTTTTGCTATTTTTGTACCTCCACGATTCATTAGCTTGTATGCATAATCTTTTACATCAGGCCAAAATAGTCTTGAATTTAATCTTAAATTTATAGCTATTTTTAATAATTCATCAGGATTTTTTTGTCCATTTGCGTATGCTTTTGATACATAATTTCCGTACTGCTGAAACCATCCGGATCCATTCCATGTAGCATATACAAAATTATAATAAAGTCTTCCATCTGACTGTATTAGTGCTCTTAAATTTGCATCTGGTATAAACGTTTTAAATAGGCGCTCAAATTCTGGCTGCATCGCTTCTACCTCTGCATCGAAAAGTTGTGAGAGTAGTGGCTCTGCTGGCAATCCCTCATTTTTTAGTCCAGTTCTAAAATTATTATTATCTACTATAGCCCAGAATTTTTTTCCTCCTATAGAATTATTCACTGAATTTTTAGGATTTCTATCCATACCCATCATAGTTTCTTCAGAACTTCTATACAAACCTTGAGGATCTTTTATATCACCCCTAGTAATCATATCTGGATGAAAATATCCGCCTTCTAAATTAGCTACGATAAATTTTACAATCTCAAGAAATGACAATGGAGTTTTAGTTATTTTACCTGTTGTTATTGATCCGGCTGTTAAAGTACCTCCACTATAAACTCCTCCAAAACCTGATCCGCCTAAGTTTTCAAAATTATTAGGATCTGTTCCAAAAGCTTCATTTTTAGCTTCTACTTTTTGTACGTCTCCTTTAAAATCATTCTTTTCTTTTAAAAATATCATATTGGCTTTTACATCTGTATTCCAAACATTATTTTCAATATGGTGTGTAAGACCAATCATCACAAAACCTACCTTATTTATAGAATTAGTTTTAGTACCTAAATTACGTTGTGAATTTCGTCTACTATATGTATATGGAAGTAATTCATCAGGTATAGTAAATGCGTGACCCATGTGCATACCAGAAATTCCATCAGTAGAAAAATTAACTGATACAGGTATCATAGGAGAAGCTCTAGTAGCATACTCGTCATTTTTTATTTTACTCATTTTTTCAATATAGTAATTTGTTGCTTGTCCTACAGAATTTTCTGACGGGTTTATTTTACTATAAAAATCAGTAATTGTTTGATTAAATTGAGCGGCCGCTGTTTTTATTGTATCTAGATCAATTTTATTTCTACTTGATCCTGTTACTTCTGTTCTATCTTGAACATATCTATCTACATAAGCGCTATTTATAAATCCTACAGGATCTCCATTATTTGATAGTGTAGCTTTATTAGAAGTATTAGAATTGGCAGATATTGCAATCATATTACTTAACTTACTACTTATTTCTGTTTTTATCTCTAAAGATTTTGCAATAGATCTTTTTCCATATAGAGGAAGTCCGTTTCTATTAATATCGACAGAATTAGGAGAAACTTGATTTTCTCCCTCTAAAGCAGGTAAAAATTGATCATCTACTATTTGAAAAGTATTAGCAGCATCATTGTATGCCAATCTAAATTTATTAAAATCTCCTAAGTATTTATTTAAATCTGAAAGTACTTGTTCTAGGAATGTTTTTAAGTACACACTGTTTGAGCCATCTTTTAAACTGTATTGTTCAACTAATTTAACTAAATAGTCTATATTAAGTAGTATATTCATGACTTTAGCTCTGTATACATTACTTGTTGCTTTCATATTACTTGATGTTGAATCATCAAATTTTATTTTTGGTAAAGCTCCAGATAATAAATCTTGAGATTCTGGGGTATATAACTTAGTACCATCTTTGCTTCCTGAAACTGGTAGGATTTCTGTTTTTTTATTATTTAAAATATTTGGATCAAATAAAGAAGTGTAGTCAGTGTTACTTCCTTCAAAAGGGATCAGTGTTATCCAAGGATTTGTAGATAGTTGTTTTGTATTACTTAAACAAAAATTTAATTCAGTATTAAAATCTACATAAACTAAAGGAGTTTGTAAATCACCCTTTTTACTTTTTGTATCATATATAGTACATGAATGATTTATTATCATTAGTAATAAACCTAAAGGAATATATACCGGGTGATTTGTTGCTACTCCTTTAACTAATTCTTGGTTAATTTGATATGGTACTACATATGCATTTAATAATTGTTTGTAATTATTTGGTTCTAATGTATCAATAGTAGCTTTATTTGCTAAAAGACTAGTAGCAAATCCGTATTTTGAATATACTTTTAGTCTTTCATCTAACTCTATTTTTTTTGTTCCATTTAATTCTAAATAATTACCGTCAGATATATTACCATATACTAAGTCTTTCAAAAATGGACTAAATATTCCATTTGAAAATACTTGTGCCGTAAATTTATATTGTTTATCATCTAATAACTTAAGATTGTATAATTTACGACCTATTTCTAAATCGTTACCTGTTGTTTCAATAGCTTGATTTAAAGCGTGAACTTGAATTGTTCTTAATGCTATTTCTAAAGCAGATTGTAAATTAATTGCTTGTTTTATTTGAGCTTCTGTATTCTCTTGTATTTTTTTTGTGTCTTCTTTTGAAGTGTCGGCAGCAGGCGTTGCTGTCTGTGTTTGATTTTGAGCTACTAAATTTTTTTGAGCTACAAATTCTATAGGTTCAACAATAGTATCAGGAACTATAATACCGCCTATTAAAGAACTATCAGTAAATGATATTTCTGAATGTAGTATAAATTCAGCATCTGTTTTACCTCCTGTTTTTAATTCTACATTTCTAATAAATTTAAGATCAACACCAATAGTAGTAGTCGTAGTTCCATCATTTGGATTTGAAAAAACTTTTAATACAGGAAAAGTGGCTGCTGGGTTTTGTAATGCTTCTGCTAATGCCTTCTCATATTCTATGCCAGATACTTTCTGATATGAGCCTTCACCAAATTGGCCTTCTGTATATCCGTCGGAAAAATAATTTTTAAGGTTTTTATTATTTGAAACTGCAGATAAATGTCTTTCTATTTTTATATTATTAAGTAGATTATTATTTTTGTTTGAATATGGTAAATCTGTAAATGCAGTATCGGTAATATAACTTACTTGGTCCAAATTATTACCTATTCCTAGAGTTCCTCCTGTAATTATTCCTAGTCCTGCTGATAAAAGATTTGAAAAAGTAGAACCAGGATTTTCATAAAGAAGTACAAGTTTATCTCCCCAATTTGATGGAAATGTCCATTTCTTTTGGTCCTTCCATTTTGATAATTGTGATAATAAACCGTAAAATCTTGCGGCATCTAAACCAATTTTTGTACTTCCAATATATCTACTATCTATAGGAATAAAACCTTTTTGCTGTCTTATAAAATATACTTCTCCATATTCAGCGCTATTAAAAACAGCATCAATTGTTTTATAGGATTCACCTATTCGACCACTAAGAGAAATATTACCTCCTGTATATTTTGCATTTAAACCTGTTCTAGCTCCAGTATTACTAATTGCATAACCACCTCCAGGAGCATATGTTTGTACTGCAGTACTTTTAGCTACATTTAAAGCAGGATCTGTATTTGGCTTTATGTATTTATTGAAAAAATCATCTGCCTTTATTTTTTCTATTTTAGGAGGAGGTCCAGTAGTAGTAGTAGCATTAGCAGCAGCATTTGCAGCGGCTTGTGCTGCAGCTATAGCAGCGGTTATCCTAGTTATTGTTTTATTATATCTAAGTATTTCTTCTTGTAATAAACTAGGTAATACTCCTGAATTATTAATTTTTATTGAATCTCCAAGGATTCCTAAAGCCATAAGTCTTAGGGTACAATCAAAACCTCCTTCTTCATTATATGAAAAATTAAAATTTGTAACCATACCAAGCATAGCATCATAATTACCTTCTGTCTCTCTTGAATTTTTAGCTATTTTAATTCCTATTTCTTCTTTTGTTAAATTTTCTTCAAAAGGATCTATACTATATAATTCTGTTGAATGGATTGTATTAGGATCTAAAACTTCTTTTCTATACATTTTATTTGCAGGACTAGGATAAAAAAATGTATGACCCCATTCTAAAAACATTGTAAAACCAAGTTTAAAATATAATGTATCCATTATATCTAACTGATTTTTATCCCAGCATTTAAAATTAATTACCGCTCCTCTAATAGATCCTAAACGACCTTGAGTTTCTATATTAGCACTAGTAATACCTGGCATCGGTCTATAACCATACTCTTGAATTTCTTTTGTGCCTAACATACCATATGCTCCATCTTTACCTAAACCAGATCTTAATCCATAAGAATTACTTCCTAAATATTTAGAAGTTCCTCCAAAAAGAACGAAATTTTTTGCTAAATCAAAAGGTTTTTGTATAATAGTATCTCCTACAATCCCTTTAAAATAATTTAAATCAGACTGACTTTCTATATTAATAGAGGAAACTAATTTTACCCAAGCAGTTTTATTTGCTAAATATAAAATATTATCGTTGTCTCTTGAGTCTTTAGAATTTTGATTAGCTCTTGTTTCTAATTGATTTAAAACCCATTGAGGCAACTCTTTACCTATTATATTGGATATACTATTATCTAGTCCTAGTCCAGGCATATTATCTAGTTATATTTGTGTACTTATATTGATTTATTATTATAGATATATCATTAGGAATTCTAATTTGTAGTCCTGGCTCTATATATAATGAATCTCCAGATAAAGCATTTGCAGATGCTATAACCCACCAAAAACTGGTATCTCCATAAAAATCTAATGCCAATAGATCTAGTCTATCTCCTAATGTAGATATAATATAATTATCATTTTCTGATAAAGGTATTTCTGGATAAATATTATTTAGGTAATATTGAACTCCTTTGTCTTGATATTTTGTTATCTGTATATTTTGATATCTTGATGCCATTTTTTATTTTTTTTATTATCCTCCGTATCCTAATTGTCCAAATGGTATAGTAAAGGGTTGTCCTGTTTCTGGATTTATTACTGGTTTTTTAGTGCCCGCGATCTGACTTTTAATAAGCTGTTGTAAAGGGGTTAGTACTGCAGGCTTTTGAGTACTAGTATTAAATACACTTCCAGCAGCGTCCATTGATGCTGGTGCTCCACCATATGTTGGACCATTTGGAGATTTATATGGCGCTGGCGCAACGTTTTTATTAGCAGGTTTTTTTATGGCTTTTTTTGCAACTGCAGATTTTGTTTGCTGTTTTGTTGGTCCACCATTAGCCGGAACAGAATTATTAGCAGTTGCAGGATTTGTGGCAGAATTTACTAATGAACCAAGTCCTGCATGTAACTTATCTAATGGATCAGGTATATTACTTAGTAAAGGAGATAAAAAAGCTGGATTAGTATTTGTAGCTGAATTATTTGTAGTTACTTCATCACCAATAACATTAAGCCCTACAGATGTTTCGTCTGCTGAAGGTACAACTCGTGTTCCTATTAAACGACCTCCTCTTTGAGGAAGCGCATCCATAATAGGTTTAAATGATATAGCAACATCAAGTGTATGAGGAAGTTGATAAGAATCACCGTCTAAATTAGTTTCCCAAGATGCATTATTATCAATAGTTACATTTACATTTTCTATAAATCCAGGAACTCTATATAAATAATCTCCAATTGTTATTCTAACTATGGGAGCTCTCATAATACCCTGTTTAGGACTATAATCAGGATAAACTTGGCTCATTAAACGCTCTAATTTATTATATAAAACCCACTGTTCATTTTTAGATCCTACAACTATTCTAAATGAAAATCCTACGCTTCTATCAAAACCTTGATATGTGTAAAAATTTTCACCTCGACCCATATATTTAAATGAATTTAATTGTGCTGAATTATTATCTGTAATTCCTGCTGTTAAAAACGCTCTAAAAAATATAGCCTTAGACATGCTTGGATTATCATTATTAATTTCCTCAAATACAAATTTTATTATATCTTTAGTTTCATCTTTATATTCATCAACTTCCCATGGAGCTATATTATTATTAAATACAAAGGGATATAATGTATTCATTTTATCCACTCCATTTTGATAAAATAATTTATATTCAAGAGTATCTTGTTTAACCCAAAAAGTTTCTTGATTTAATTGTTCTCTATAATCTTGTATATTAGTAGTACGATATCCGTCTGTTGTATTATTAGTAACTTGAATCATTAACTGATCATAAACCATAGCTCTACTAGAATTTAACTTAGTTGTATCTACGGCTCTTTTTATAACTGTTGAACCAATACCATAAGTAGAACCTGGCCCACCAAGATATTCGAACATTAAATTTTTATTTAGTGATATACCTAAAGTATTAATTAAATTTCTATTAGGAATAGTTCTTATATCAGAAAATTCAGTAAGACCTGTAGTCATTTTTAAACCTGCTAAAGCAACTAATCTATTTGACTCTTTTTTATTAAGAACATTTTGTGCATTAACTATTTCATAATAATTTTTTTGAAACACATTAAATGGAACTGTACCGTGTCTAATAGCATGGGCTCCTGTTCCTTGAACGCCTACTTGTTCTAAAGTATTTTGGCCTAAATTATAAACTCTAGTGTTTTCTAATAATCCTGGTAACGGGTTTGATTGATTAAACCCAACTAGAGTATTACCAGTTTCCATTTTAGGATTAGATAGTTGTAATCCTACTTGTTTGTCTATAAATGCTTTTCCTCTAGGAGCGTCCTCAAAAAATTTTCTTATTCTTGATTTATCAATTTGACTAGATAGGGTAAATGTTTGATTTCCTAATTGAAAATTTACAGCACCACCTCTAATAGGATAATCTAAATTACCGGTAGTATTAATTTTATATATAGGATTAGTATTGCCTGCGCCTGAAAAAGTTTCGTTATTTCCAGATACTAAATTAGTAGGAGGTATATTTGTTTGAATATATGGCTGACCAGATGAACCGCCTCCAGGTCTATCTGAACCATATTTAAGGCTCTTTAAATTCGTCTTTAGATCTATTAATGCCATTTAATTAATTATTTATTTTCCACTCTGTTTGTCTAGGTCTGTTTGTCTAGGGATCCTGGTACCTTTTCACCTCTTTCTACGATGTCTTTAGGGTGGTCTTTTAAAGTTACTTCATGTTTTATAACAACACTTTTTCTCATACTCATATCATCTTTTTTAGCTCCGCCTCCGCCGCTACCTGAATTATCAACTGGTTTATTAGCATTCACTTCATTTTTTGCTTTATTATCTCCTACACCAACACTTGCAATTGAGTTTGACATGCTAATAGACGACTCTCTTATTTTAGCTGCTAATTCATAAGCTTTAGCTTCTCTTTCATCTCCTTTTTTTCCTAAAGTAAAAAAGTTTGCAATTTCTCCACCTACTTCAATTATATCTGCTAGCATTTCTCCTACTGTTTTCACAAAACTTGATATAGTATCTCTTATATTTCCTAAAAAACCTTTTAATTTTTCAGGATCACTTATCATCTTCATAAATGACTCTACTTTTTCTATAAAACCAGATCTTTCTATAAAATCAACTATTGATTGCTTTATTTTTTCTATATAAGCAGCCATTTTTTCTTGAGTAGATGCAGATACTAGACTATTATAGGCTTCTTCTCCTATTGCCTCATTTAATGCTTTTTGATTTCCGTATTTTGCTAAACCTATTTTTAATTGTTCTTGTGCATTATCTGTATCTTTTGCTCCAAGTTTTGCTAAAAGTTCTTGCTTTTTAAGCATGTCTCCCATTTGATCTCGTGACATTCCAAAAGCACTAGCTAATGACTCTGCTTGAATACGATTAAGTTTTAAAAATGAATTTGCATCACCAACTTGAGTTGTTATTTCTTGAGCTGCTGTAGCTAAATCATTATTTAAAAAAGCTTCTCTAGCTTTAGTTAAGTTAATATCTTTTCCTGTTAATAATTGAGCTTCAAATTCTTTAGATATAGAAGATTCAAAATCTAAAAATGAATCTGCCATAGCATCTACTTGCTTTAATTCTAGACCCATTGCTTTAACAGTAATTAAAGACTTAGTAAGCTGCGCTGGATATTTTGCAAAAGATAAACCTAGATATCCAGATAAATTAGCAGTCTCTTTAAGTATTTGTTGATTCTTAAATTGTATTCCTGTTGCTGCTTTTAAACCTTGTACCTGAGCTAATACAGATTTAACTGTGCCTTGCGCAGATTTACCTGTTATTATAGAAGATTCAGCTATTGATTTTTGTGATTCAGCATCTAAACCTGCTATATCATTTAATTTTATCATAGTTTCCAATCTCTCAGTTGATAACAAGTTTGTTACCCCTAATTGATCAGAAAGTCTAACTTGAGTTTCAAGTAATTTTTTAGAAGTTATGAATATATCTCCGCTATTAAATGCAATGTCTTGGTATTGATGGTTTAGAGCTCTTGCTGATTCAGCACCAAGACCTAATTGACGTCCCATTTTAACTATGGCGTCATCTACTCCTACTATAAGATCTAGGAAAGATGCCATCCCATCTATTAGACCAGACAAAAGTCCACCTACTAATGGAATATTTTCTACTAAACCAGATATATTACTAGCTAAATCTGATACTATAGTACCGGAATCTTTAGATAATCCTTTTAGCATACCGCCAGCTTTTCTAGCGGCTCCACCAACAGCAGTTAATCCACCTTCTACAAGTTTATATGCTCCAACTGCTAATCCTACTTGCCCCATAGGATCTGTGAAAGCTGTTTTTACTGCTGAACCTGCACCTTTTGCTAAAAAGCCAGCCTTATCTCCAAAACTCATTTTAGCTCCGACTTTTTGATATTCTTTGGCTGTTTCAACCATATCTTCAAAAAGTTCATTACCTAAACCTAATTTTTTTGAAATCCCACCTAAGAATACACCAGATAATCCAAGACTCTTATTAACTTCTTTTTCAATATCTAATTTTTTTTGCGCGTAAGATAAAGAGTGCTTATTTAAATCATCTGCATCTTTTAATACAACGTATCTTTGCTCTTCTACATTTAATTCCTCGTATGCTATTTTTACATACTCTTGTAACATATCTTTATCTTCTTCCCTAGCATTAGCAACTTCTTCTAAACGTTTTAGATAGTCTTTTATTGCAACATTATTATTAGCATCTATACGAATTGCTGTTTCTTCTAATTTTTTTGATACAATATAATCTTTGGACTTAGCTTTAAGTATCTCTTGATTAATCTCTTTTATATTAATAGAAGATTTACTTAAAGACTCTAATCGTCCTTCTATACTCTCATAGGAACTTACCATTTTTTTAAGTAGTCCTTGAGACTCTTTTAGTAAGTTGTTATAATCACCCGTGGATTTTAATACTGCAGCAGCATTAGCTTCGGTATTCCTTGCTTGATTAGTATTACCACCTATTTGTGGACCGGTATTTTGATTTGGATCTGCCATTTATTGTATTACCTACAAATAAATATTTACTTTTTAGTTTTTACTTTGGAAACAAACGTACTTTCTTCAGATTTAGGTTTTACGAAGTCAGGAATCTTTAATTTATTCGTATCTGTTTTTTCTGTTATCTTATTTCTAGATTCATTACGGAGTTCATCAACCTTTTCAAGATATTCATTAATCTTTTTAAGGTTAAATCTACGTTTAGAAATATCCATATTCCAGACCTCAGAATAAGTGAAGCCACCTCCTCCATGGTAGGTGAGTTCAAATACCTCTGTCATAAAGTGTGCTCTATAATCCGGACCCGGGAAAAAAGAATTCAGCCGTCATTGGAAGGCCTGTTGATACCTCCGTGTTATCCTTTAGAAAAAACGTAATATTAGTATCAATATCTGGGGTTACCCTTTCAATTTGTCTACGAAGCTCTATTGAGTCCCTGGATAGTAAATATCCTTGATCAATGAAGTCTCTTATAGTTTTTGCAGAATAGTCTCCATTAACAGAAAGGATTTGATGTTTTAATCTAGTTGAAATTAAGCCGGCTTCTTGACCGACCATTTTTTTCATACCTTTAATTTCTTCGTCAATTTTTTTATCTTCTGCTACTGTAAGTACTTTAAAAGTAACTGTATTCTTTGAATGAGGTAAGATAAAATCAAATTCATTCTTATTGTTGAATAAGGATTCATCTACATCTTTGTATCTAAGATTTTGTAGATCTATATCAACTGTCTCTTCCTCATCTGTATTAGGATTTTTATACTTAAATGAGTAGTCTTTACCATAAGCTAGTATTCTAGCGGCAATAAGAAGACCATTTCTATCACCTAAAGTAAGATCATCATAATTAATAGGTGACTTAATAAGTGATTTAAGCATTCTTTCTATTGCAATACCTTGACGAAGTAGATTGATATTTGTTAGAATATCTTCTTCTCTTGCTGTCATGTACTTCATTTCAACTTGTCCTGCTGCTAATGGACTTTCTGCTGGATAAATTAGACCTTTTGAAGGTAGGTCTATCATTTCTGTTGGGATCGTAAACTTTTGTTCTGACATAAACTATTGTATTTATATATAAATATACGAATAAATAGTTTTTTAAAACAAAAAAAGCCCCTAGTAAGATTATTTATAATATATCTTATGCATTTGTAAAAATTCGTAGTACTTACTTCTTTTTGATCTTGGCTTGGATTCTCTAGAATGGTTAGCTCTGTTTAGCTCTTCATGAAATATATTGCAATTTATACCCATCTTATTGGCTAGTTGAAGAGCGGATCCAGCTTCTATCTTTTCTCCTGTTAACAGATTCTCACATACAACAGTTCCTTTACTTGCTCTGGCTTCTTTACCTATTTTACCTAATTTAGATCTTGTAGCTAATTCTGAATATTTTTTTCTAGTCTCTTCTGTAGGTTTCCAATTCTTTTTACCTCCAACTCCATTTTTATTACCTTGCATTTTAATACTCATAGCATTTTTAAAAGAATCTGTTTTATTTCTTTTCCAAAGTACCATAAGCAATTCTCTAGCGTCTACATATTCTTGATCACTTATTTTTCTACCATTATTATAAGTCATTCTGTGAAATGCCCATAACATTTTTTGTCCATATATAGGATGTAATTTAAATGACTCTGCTAGATATCTGTGAGCTTTATAGTGTTCTTCTGCAGTTAGTAATACAGTAGTACTTTTTTTACCAAATGATGTTGGTATAATATGATGGCGTTCGTAGTATATGTTGCCACCTTTTTTTCTGTTTTCTGCTATTGCTTTTCGTATAATAGCAAAGTAATTTTTGAGCATAAAAAAACCTCCCCTTTATAATAAATATCAGGGAGGTTAGTAAGTTAAAAATTAAGTATGCAATATTATCTTAATAGTTCAAAACCGCATAATCCATTCCTATTGAGATAGTTAATTCAGTTGGATCAGATGTTGACCAGTCATAGCTTCCGAAAGAGGCTTCTTTAATAAAAGCGCCTTTAATAATCCACTCACTTACAATATCACCTACTGGACCAATGATAGAAAGGTTTAGATCTTTCTTATAAAAGTCAGAGTAACCATCACGACCAGTTACTGATTCATGGTGAAGACGTACCCACTCCATTACTGCTTGTTGGCCAGAAGGAGAAATAGGATTATAAAGTGATAAACTCATATCTTTCCACTCAGCTTTACCTTTGATCTTACGATAAACGTTAATATGATCTATTTTGATCTCGTTTAAAGTAACACCAGGAGCATCAGCTTTTTTAATCATATAAGATGGAATACCATCTATGTACATGACAAAGCGATTTGATACTGTAGGTTCAAACGCCGTAAACATCACTTCATTGGGATCCAGGACAGGCATATTATTATAATTTATCTTGTTTAATCAATTTTGTTATGTATGACCTTGATTTATTTAAATATTTTGCTAGTTTATTTTGTGATTCAAATTCTATTCCTTCATAAACTATTTTTTTAGCAACCGAAGTAGTCTTTCCTTTCCAATACCCCTCTTTTCCAAAAAGCGGATGTTTATCTCCAATTCTATCAAAACAAGGATTACTATCTCCTGACATTTTATTACTATGTTCTGGTCTTTTTTTACCGTAGTTAGGATTTCCTGATCCTGTCATTTTCTCTTTTATAATCTCTTTTGTCTTAACTGTATGCCTATATCCAACAGTGCCTTCACCTCCATCAGTCATATTAACTAAAGTGCCTTTTTTCTTATCTCTTCTACCATATAGAGCTATAAACTCTATTTCTTTCTCACAGGCTTCTTCCCAACTCAGATCATTAAAAAGAACTTCTACGTCGTAACCTTTCTTTGATATATTTTTCCAAGCTCTTGTTCTACCTTTTGTTTCGTAAGCTCTATCTTCAGACTCTCCTATTCCTATGTAAAACGGCTTATTTTTATCTTGTCTTATATGTCTGTAAACTATTGGCAATCTACTTATAAATATTCGATAACAAATTATTTTTTATTATCCAAGCTTTACATTATTTTGGTCTGCAAAATCTTTAATTGCTTCTTTTGCTTTTTCATCTTTTAATCCTTTCCACCAACCAACTAAAGTATTTTTAATAGCTCCTGCGTTAGCTCCTGCTAGAACAGCTCCTGCTACACCAAGAACTAAAGATACTCCGATTGTAAATGGATCTCCTTTAGCAATTGAATGCATTAAATTATTTGCTGCAAATTCTGCATCTGTTCCTTCATTGATATTCTCTTCTACATTTTCATTTACGCCTTCCATTTGTTTAATCTTCTTATCAAGTTTAGCTTTAGCAGCTTTTAACTCTTCAAGACTACGAGTTTTAGTTTCTTTTTTAATTCCACTTAATGCATCACTAGCAGTTTTATCATCTATATCAGGATTACTACCAGGTACATAGTCTATTTCTTCTACTTTCTGCATACCGTCTTTAGGAGTTTTCATTTTCTTTTCCTTTACTACAGAATAACCAGCGCCATAATTTTGTTTTTTGGCTTCTGTTAAACTCAATTGCTCTTTTACACTCTCGTATAGGTGAGCAGGTACTTTAATTCTGAGAATTGTATTATCGTTCATCTTAAATTTTATTTATTTTATTGGCCAAATGAAGTACCAGTTGGAAGAATGTTGAAATCAAGTTGAATGAATTCCGCAGT